AGAATCTGATAATGTACCAGCAACAGTTATAGATTCTCCTAAAGCACCATTTTCTAAATCAAAAACTCTACTCGCAGTATTACTATTTCCAGTATTAATAAGTGCAAGTTGTATATTAGATAAAGTTCCTTTTTTAGCAAAAATACTTAAACCATAATCAGTAGATGCAGACAAAGATACAGAATCTCTTAATCTATGTATTGTATTTGCAGTATTATCTGTTAATGTAGAACCATTTAATAAACCACTTGGAGAAATTAAAGTATCACTTTCTATACTTGAATTACCTTCAACCCAATCTGATTGACTAAAATCTTCACTATAAGTAACTAAATTAGTTCTCTGTGGCTCTAACAACAAACTCGGACAACCTCCATCAGAATAATCCAATCTTGGTACATTGTTTCCTACTGTTTCTATTAAACCACTTTGATTTACTCTTGTTGCACTTCCAGACCTCGCAAAAGTAAAATCCCCATCCCCATTTGTAGGGAGAACAGAATACACTTTTTGTGCTTTATACCCACTCGGTATCATTGCTAAACTTGGTGTTGCCATAATTTATTTATTTATTTTATTTTATTTTTTTATTAAAAGATTACACAATCTAAACTTTCTACTACTCCACCATCATCAACTACTCTAAAATAGTAAGTCCAATTAGCAGTATTGAAATCAGCACTTTTTACACAGTTTAAAGATTCAACTGTTCCACCATCTGCCAAAACTCTATCACTAAATCTATCTCCTAAAGGAGAAGGAAAAGCAAATTGATAATAAATGTTACCCCATCCATTACGAGTAGGGTTACCCCACCAAGTACTATCGTATATTTCGTTTGCCATCTTTCTTTTTCTTATCTTTGTTAAACTCGTTATAAAAACTATTTAGCTTTATTATGTTAACTGTTTTTGTCTTATATGTCTTTTTTTTCAAACTCATTACAAAACAAAACTTGAAAACTCATTAGCATCCTTGTCAGGGTACATATCTCCGTTACTGTTATTATTGTACTCAGGATACTTATTACTGTTAAAACAAATGTAATCCAAGAACCTCTTCGTATAAAACTCAGCTCTATCATTTATCTTACTCATCATTCTATCAACATCACTATAATTAACAGAATCAGAATCTTCCCCTCTATGCTTCGATATACCTCCATTATCAATTTTAAACATAGAGAAAGGGAAGTACTCTGCTTGAGTAAACCATATTAACATTGGCTTAATATAAACGTCTCTAAGGCTCTTATAATCGCTATTAGCAGGTAAGTCTATATCACCTGATAATATTAAAGCCTGTAGCTTATCATATAAATTACCACCTAAATAATTTTGGATATGTATATCCTGTGCTACCTCAATAAAGTGAATTAGCTTGTCAGCATCAGTACTACCACTAATTATTGACTTAGCCTTTAAATCTTGTATTGTTATGAATAATGCTTTCATATACCTAAAGTCTTTTTTATTTTATTTAAAGTACTTCGATAAGCACCTTTATCTGCTCTATCTATCATTCTTTCTCCCATCTCACTTGGATTGTTAGGTTCTTTTAAACCATCTCCATAAGCATTAGCTGAATCAACTTGCTTACCATCTTTCTTTTTGTAAACCCTTAATTGCCAATAGTGGTGGCAGTTTTTTCCGCCCTTATATTTTAGCAAACTATAGTTTCTGCCTTTATGACCTAACTCCTTGTTTACACCTCTAAAAGACATCATATTAATATCTTCCTTTCTAAATACTACCTTTTCTACCTGTTAGTAACTCCATTCTCTTACAGAAATCTCTACTGTTTGGAGACTTTCTCTCTGGCATATAAGCGTATCTAATTTTATACACACCATCGTCTTCAGATGACGCTTTATCAGAATACTTGATTTCAGCCATTTTAACGGACTCATTTTCGTCTTGGTATATCTCACTATGGATTACCTCCCAATCATCGCTTAAAACCTCTCCTAAAGCCTCTAATTGGCTAATCATATCATCACCCTCCTCTTCAGAAAAGTCTTTATTGTCTTCAGCAGATAATTTCTCTCCTGTTTCCTCTTCTTTTCTAATCTTAGTAGATACGTTGTCTAACTCTGTAAATTCGATTGGTTGTAATGTAACGAAATATAAATCTTGGTATATCTTGTTAAATTCAAGTATCTCTGTTAATCCATAGATAATACCATCTTGAAATGGTCTGATAATTACGTTATCCATTAATACAGATGCAGTTCTTAATTCTTCTGCATTGTTACCAAAACCTGTGTTGTCTTTAATACCTAAAAGTATTGGAGATACAATTCCGTGTCCTAACATTATCTTCTCTCTTGCCTCATCAGATAAGAATTGATATTGTGCGTGAGCATCTGGTAAATGTATCGCTTCTATATCAGCTTTAGTTTCTGCTGATTCGTTAAATGCAATAATCGCTTTACCACTATTAGAGCTACCACTAAACTTTTGGTTAATCTTGCTCTCTATAGATTGTTGAGTCTCAGCATTAGGTATACCATTGTTAAAGTTTACAAATAAACTCGGTTGTAATCCATTCTCTATATTCGATAAATGATAGTTAGATACTTCTGATTCTAACTCACTATATTGCAAAGATGCTTGATAGTCTACTGTAGAGTAGTAATAGAAACCACTTCTGTAAGGTTTAAACACATAAAGTTCGTTTACTTGAGATTTACTACCATTACCAAATGTAGGTATTCTTTTAGGATTATCTGAGTTTTTACAGTCCTTCCAGGATGGATGATAGTAATAAGCCTTTATAACACCTTTAGTAGCCTTCTCAGCTCTAAGAGTCTCCATAGGAAAGTGAGATACCTTTAGTATCTTTGTTTTAGCCTTGTTGTATGTTAGTTGCATAACACCTTGACCTAACAACTTGTAATCATTAACAAGTCTCTTAACTTCTCTTGGTCTAAGTAGTTTTTTCATTCTAACATAATCTTCAGGAAATAAATCTGAATTAGTAGATTCTAAACCTCTACCGTAAATCATATCAACAATACCGTTAATACATCTACCATTAGTAGGACTGTCAAGGTATCTATCTATAAGATTATCAAAATAATCGTTATTATCCCCAAATGCAACCCACTCTTTATTGTGAACCTCTTTGATTGTAGGAACTTGGTAAGAAGACATATTGACAACTCTAATGCTATCCTTGTATTCTTTACTAACTGTATTTTTATTATTTGAACTCATTATATTATGTATGTGTTATCATCTACTGTACTGTAAGGCTTGTAAATTGTGCCATTACCTATCTCGTGTTTCTCAGTTACTCTTTCAGAAGTAGTCTGAGATGTTGCGTATATCTTATCTCTATACCACAATTTATCATTATTAGTTATCTCTAAATAATAAGTAGAGTCTTCTTCAAGTATTGTTGGATTAAATACAACATTAGTAAAGTTAGGAATACCACTTATAGAAAGATTTGTTATTGTCTCTTCTTTACCATCTCCATCTCTTCTTAAATTCATATAATAATCTCTACTTTGAAATATTGTTAAACAAGTAGATTCTTCGTAAATTCCATTATCAGACAAAACTCTTCCCTCGAAGCTATTGGTAAACAAAGTTCGTGGTGCAATCGTAATTGTCTTTTCTCCTGATGTCGGTTGTAATATTAACATACTATGATAACTAAATAATTTATTTTTGTTTTATTTAATAAAAAAACCCCACCAAATGGTAGGGTTTAGTTTAATTGATAAATTACTATTATACAATATTAAAACCAGCAGCATCAATGTCAAAAGCTACACTATTAGTGTAAACACCTCCAGAAGCAGGTCTGTTTATGAAATTAGCAGGTGCTTTTTCCATACCTGTAAAACTTAAAGTGTATCCACTCATATCAGCCATAGCTCCTCCTGTTACTACAGTACCTCCTGTTACGTCAGCACCATACTCAGCTCCAGCTAAGAATACATTTCCGTTATTGTCTTCGATAAGAATGTTTGGTCTTCCGAAAGATAATAGTTTAATTGTATTGTGGTCTTCTTTAGTTAATTTTTTAAGTGTCAACTCTAACACTTGCTCAAAAGCAGTAGTTCCATTCTCTCTACTTGATTGAATGTTTTCTGTGTAGGTAGAGTTCCCTCTAACCTCGTATTTGTAAGCAGTCTGGGTCTCCAGCAACTGCATCAATTACATCTTCATCTGTAGAATCGTATGTTATACCAGTTATGTCTCCAAAATTTACAAAATAAACAGCATTGATTCCTCCAACACTATCTTTACAAGGTTCTGTTCTACCTAAAGTAATATCACAAGCCATAATATTTATTTTTTATTTATTAGTTATAAAAAAAGGGATAGATAGTAATTACCTACCCCTCTTTCTGTTTATTTATTTGAATCTTAGATTCCGTAAGTTACGATGTCTTCAACAACTCCGTACTGTACTCCTGCAGGTAAATCGCATAATGATTCTTACGTTTTGAGAACCATCTAAGTCTGCCATATCCAATACTTTTACTTCTTGGTGGTCTGATAATAAACCAGTTCCAAATTGTAAGTTATCTTTAGTAGTTGCTACGGCAGTATTTGCTGCTAATCCGTTAGCCATAAAGATTTTTACACCATCAAAGTATAAGATGTTGATGTCTTGGTTGTTTCCTTGAGAACCTACACCTGCAGCACCTTCACCGTTAGCTTGGAATCCTCCTAATGCTCTCTTGTATGCTCTAAAGATGTTTTGAGAAACATAGATGAATAAATCATCTCTACCATATAAAGAAGCAGGGATTTGGTCAACAACTTTTCCTAACTCATCTACTACGTTACCAGCAGTTACAGTAGTTCCAGCAATTTGTTGTGCAGTAGGTAAATCACCATCAGCAGCTAATAGAGTAGAGAATCCGTCAAATGAACCTTCTCCATCTGCACCTGCCCATATGTTCTGCTCATTCTTTTGTGCTACTTTAGCAGCAACATAAGAGATTAAGTAGTCTTGGAAAGAAGATGGTAAGTTGTCAAATGCAGAATATCCCATTTGGATTGCATCCCAATCTGAACGGAAATCTTTCTTACATAATTCTAAGTTAACTTGTAATTCCTTTGGTTCAAGGATTCTTTCAGTTAAAGTCAAAGTTGAAGTGTCATTGAAGTCGCAAGTACCATTCTTAGTGATACCATCTAATTCCAATCTTTTAACAACCTCTTTGAACTTTACGTTTGGTCGGATAGTTAGTCCACCATTTGCAATAGTGTTACCTGAAAGTAAAGCAGCAGAAATATATTTCCCTGCTGATTCTCCAGCGTAAGTTGTAGTAATACTTGTAGTAGTAGCCATTTTGTCTAATTTTAATTAAATAACATTCTATTGACTCTTTGTTCAGTAGTCATAGATTTGTTTAGGTTTGATAATAAATTCTTTTTCTTTTCGATTTCAGCCTCTGGAGAATGTACAACTTCTTCTACATTTTCAGATAGTTCAACCTCTTCTTGTTTAGATAACTCTTCAGGAACTTCTTTAGCTTCTCCCATTGGTTTATCTTCGATTAATGCTTTAATCATCGCAAGTAGTTCTGATTTTACTGCTGCTAACTCATCAGAAGTAGCGTAACTCATAGCAGGTGCTTCAACTTCCTCCTCGATTACAACCTCTTCTTTAGGCTCTTCAGCAAGTACAACCTCTTCCACTTCCTCTTTTACTTCTTCAGTTACTTCCTCTGTAGATAACTCTACTGACTCTTCAACTGCAATGTCTTCTGCTTTCAATCTCTTCCTTAGAAAGATTTAAAAGTTCCTTGACATTATTAAGGATTTCTGTCGCTTTCATACTTATTGATTTATATTAATATAACTATTTAAAATTTTACTGTCGTATTTTTACTCCTCTTCTTGCTTGTGAATTGAGCCTATACCTTGCTTCCAATACTCATCTGCATTGCACTTTCTTTTCTTTGAGTACTTATCACATTCTATAGAATAAGTATTCTTACATTTGCAGTATTTAGCTCTCATTGTCTATCTTTTTTAGTTTACTGATTGCCCAATTAACACCTGCTGAACCACCCCAAGCATCCCACATAATACCACCACATCCTTCTGAATAAGGCACGTCTTTATGTTGCTGATGTCTTTTGAATGATGCCATTCTTGCAATAGTATCTCTGCTTAAAGGCTCTCTGTTGGCTAATTGACTTGCTCTTGTCCATCCAACACTTGTACCAGCAAGAACTTCCGTTCTCTTTCTTATACTTTAATGCTCTCTTAGCATTGTTAGTTGCACCTTGTGGATAATCACTATAAGACTTTAATTCTACATCTTCAGTTAATAGTCTCTTTATCTCTTCTAATACACTACTTGCCTCAACCTCTTCAATATCCTCTACATTATCGCTAAACATACCTTCGATACTTAATCCTAAGTATTTACCTTGCTTAACATCTTCCCATACCTCATCATTATCTATCTTCATAGTAACTGCCCAAGCACCTTTTACTGCATTCAATCCATATAAAGCAGTTTTGTCTTTCTCTGGGTCTTCTACTATCCAAGATTCTATAACAGATACACCTCCTGTAAATTCAGCGTGTTCTAATGTTGTATTATTGTTTTTAAGACGTTTTAAGTATAGTTCAGACGCTTTTCTTACTGTTTCGGTAGAGAACGTTATATTGTACTCATAGTCTCCCTTACGTCTGTATATTAGCTTATTTGGCACTAATGCTAAACCAACGATTATTCTCTTTTCTGAATCAATAGTTTTGAACTCTACTTTATGTTTGCTTAAAGCTACAAAGTTCTCTTCTATAGCAGGAAACTCAACTAAAGATATAGCTTCAATTCCATCTTCCTCTTTTGATTCGTCTATAAATAATTCTATTGTATCTAATCCTTCCATATTTAACTTATTTATATTATGTTAACTTATTTTGTTTTATTTTGTTTTATTTTAAGTACCTGCTTGACCTACAATCATACCATCTAACTGTTGTTGGGTAGTAACATCTCTTGATACTACGTATGCTTTTAATGGCTTACCGAATTGTGCTTGTATAGCGTTTATAAGTAAGTTGTCGTTAGACCTGCCTACTATGTTAAACGAAGGCTCTGCACGTTCAGTAGCACCTGCTCCACCACTTGCTGCTCCTACATTCATAGGTGTGGATGCTGCTTCTGGTTGAAATTTCTGTCTCGCAATAACTGCTACTTGAGCCATACCTGCACCAATAACGGCAGTCATAGCCGCAATCTTTGCAAAAGCACCTCCATATGTTTGTTTAGAAGCGTTAATACCTGCTGCTATTGTGTCAGCGACTGCAATGGATATGTTAAACGCTTTTTGTGTATCAAACGCTTTTTTCTTAATTTTGTTTTGTTTTTTCCTTAACTCTTCGTCATTTATAGCTATTTGATTTTGTATCTTAGCTCTTTCGTCCTTAGATAGATTTTCATTTAATAATCTATCATTTAATTCTTTATTTAAAACATTGGTTTTGTTTTGCTCTATGGTTAATTGCCTATCAGTTTCTCCTTGAAGAAAGTCGCTAACACCACTCATTAACTGCTTATATTTGTCTAGGTAAAAAGTTAAATCCTCGAGGTCTTCTGGGTCTGGATTGTCAATCTTAGGTTTTAGTATAATTGTTCCTGTTATCTTCGCAGTATCACTTATTTCATCAAAATCTTCATCCTTTATTATTTCTGCAAGACCTGCGATTTCGTTGTAATAAGAATCTACAAAACTTTTTGGTTTAACTTTTGGAGTAATAGATTCTTCTAATTCTTTTTTAAGTCTCTCTATTATCTTAGTCTCATCTTTAAATGCTTTAGAACCTACTTTAAGATTAGCATCTCTAAATTTTTCTAAAGAGGATATAGCATCGTTATACCAATCAACAGAACCAAAAACAAGAGGTTCTTTTACATTTTTATTAAGTTCGCCTTTAATTTTCTTTATAGCTTCCTCAGCATTAGTTATCTTTAAAGTATATTTCTGCCATTGCTCACTGCTTTCAGATAATTTATCTCTTTGTTTTTGTAATAGTGATATTTCTTGCTTTAAACCTTTTACAGTTTTTATTGAAGACTTGTTTTGCTCGTCTCTTTTTTGTTTAAATTCATTTATTTTATCAGCAGAATCCTTATATATAGAATTTCTTTCTTCTATAAGTTCTTTTTCTCTATCAATTAATGGATTTAATCTTCTTAGTGTTCTTTCTTGAACCTCTCCAGTAAGTTCTATTTGAGTTGCCTTTATTCCTTCCCAATAAGTTCTATCCTTAGAAATTTTTATCAATTCTTCCTCAATATCAGAAACCCTTTTAGAGCTATCAGCAATTTCTGCATCTATTATTGCTTTTTCCTTCATTAATTCGATATAACCCTCAATAGAAGCACCAACGTCATCCCTAAGAACCCTTGCTAAACCTTCAAATTCAGATTTTAAATCACTTGTTGATTTTTCTACCTTTTTTTGCGCTCCAAAAAAACCATCAAACAAGGAAACAACTGTAGTGATAGCTAATACTATACCTAAAGGACCCATAAGAGCAGTCCACATTTGCCTCATTGCTGCTTTAAAACTACCTGCTGCCGTTGTGGCAAAACCTAATTGAGATACTAACTGAGTAATGTTGTTAGCCATACCTCGAATACCATAAGGTGCATCAGAGATAACTCTACCTAATTCCATAGTTGCAGATGTTGCTGCTCCTGATGAGTTTTTAAGCATACCATTAGAATTCACTAATCCTTCAGTACCTTCTTCTTAGAGAATCTTTCTTTTGGTTAAGTAAATCGATAGTATTACCCATCTCTACATACTCCTTAGACGATATATCTAAAGCAGACCTTAACGAATTTAATTTACTTATTTCTGCATTTAAAGTAAGTTCAGAATTCTTGTGAGCAACTACATTTCCATCTGTAGCATTTTTGTTTTTATTAATTGAAACAGTAAGGTCGTTAAAGTTCTCTTTTAACTTATTAACAGGTACTTGAGTAGCTACTATCTGACCTTTTAAATCTCTTATTGTAGCAGTTCCACTTTCACTATCTACAATTATCTTATAAACTATATTATTATCTGCCATTTGTTAGTTTTTTTCTTTTTATACTTGTTTTTAATTCTCTAAAACTTGAAGGCATTTCATATAGTCCTTTAGCTATATTGACATCCTTGTCTTCAATTAACCACTCGTTATTCCTTAGTAATTCTAATGTTTCTCTTATCATCCTTGAGGTGTTTCTACATCTATTACATTTGAGATGTTTGATTCATTTCCTGATGCGTCAAATGCTGATAACGCTATTCTGTATGTTGTAAGTCCGTTTAATCCTGTTATTTGGTATGTATTTACATTACCTATACTTATTATTTGCTCTCCTTGATTTAATTCTATATTATAACCTACAACACCAATATTATCTGTTGATGCAGTCCATTGTATAGTTATTGTTGTTTCTGTTTTAGCTATATCTGTTAAATTACTTGGAGCGGTTGGTGCTTCATAATCAATAGGTATATTTACATAATCATTAATTAATTCTATATCAGATTTACCTGTGTAAAAATCTGTTTCTATTGAGTTTATTTTATAACTTTTACCTGAATAAATAAACCTATCTGCTAATGTGTATTTATATAGTATTCTTAATGGCAAATAAGCACTTATCTTCTTTAATCTGTTAGACTCATCAAAAACATTTGAAATATAGTTTTTATGGTAACTGTTAAACAAACTTTCCCTTGTAGTAACTAAATCCCATTCATCTTTTTCAGCACTAAAGTTTATAGATTGTCTATCTTCTACTTGAGTAGCTTTAAAATCTGAATTAGATGGCACGTAATAAGATGTAATAGGTACGTGGTCTATAGCTACATTACTATCATTAACTTCATCAACAAAAGATATAGGTTTGCCTTGAGGAAGTACTTCTCGATTCATATAAAAAATCAAAGGATTTCCTATGTAACTATCTCGGTTATCATCAACACAAAACCCCCATTGCACATATGTTAATTCACTTGTATTTAAATCTATTAATCTCTCAAATTTCATATGCTCAAAAGGTATTTCACTTTTAAATATACCTTCAGATAAAATAAGACCATCAGAGCCTTTATACTCTTCCTTACCCCAATCCTTGTTAAATAACTGTTCGTGTTGCTTTGCCAAGAAAGTTCCTAAACCTTTATAAGTATAAACTACCTCTCTAAAAGGTAATGCTGAATTAACTTGTGATGAATTAACATCTACATATTTAGTTATGTCGTAAGGTGAATCTGCTGATGGATTATCATAAAAGTCATCTAATGTTTTTACAACCATTTCACTTCCTTGAACATATGCGACTAAATTAAACATCTTAAATAATGAAGTTAAGAAATCTAATACCTTCATTTTAGGTATCTGCTGAGTAATATTAAAATCAATAGAAACAAGAATAGTAAAACTTGAACTCGTATATGTCTCCCATATAAAATCATTTTCACTATCATAATAAGTGTAACTCCAATCAGCTCTATCAAACGTAATAGATTGAGCAGAACTTATCTGAATAGTATATGAGGAGTTATTAGATACAGGTATGCTTATATTAGTTATACTGCCAGTTAATTCTGAAGCAGAATACACAGAAACACCATCTCTAAATACAGTAACAGAATAATCTACATTTGTAGTTGTAGTGATAAGACTTAATTTTAGTACTTGATTATTGAAGTAATATCCATCATTAAGTGTAAGAACACTATCCTCCATAAAACTACCATTGTAAAGACTGTAATCACTAAAATCATTAACAGTATAAATAGATGTTTTTAATTGTTCTCCACTTGTTACTTTTCCTTTAGACCTATGTAACCACATATATAAATTATCAAAAGAAGAATCTCCTCCTTTGAAAAAGTCATCACTAAAGTTTAATCCATATTTCTCCTCTATAGCTTTTATTATAATACTTAATTTTATAGCGTATTTTAACTCATTGTATTTAACTCCGTGAATATTTCCGTTAGTATAAGCTATATTATCATCTTCATTAGCAGAACTATGAGAGTTGTAGAAAAGCCTTTGAGTATGTGTTATTAAAGGAACTTGTATAGGAGCTAAATAATCAACGCTATCAACAGATTTAGTTATAGATGTTGTTAAATATTCCTTTATATCGCCTTGAGTTGTTTTTAAATTATCACCATTTGGTTTTCTACTAAAGTTATCTAACCAAGACAGAGAAGATAGTAAGTCATCTCCTAAAAGGTTTTTTAACGATATAGTGTTACCGAAAAATGTTATTCTGTATGTATGTGCAGTATTGTTCTTTAAATCAACGCCTTCAAGTTTAATATATCCATTCCTAAAAGGTATAGAGTTAAGTTCTATATTAGCAGGAACTCTTATTCTTGCATCAAAACCATTCTGAATATCATTATTATAAAAGTGTTTGAATATTTTGTTATTGGTTTTACTTGCAGGTAAAGCAAATGTTTGAGAATATTCTGTAAACACTTTACTAATATCTCTAACGTCTTTTATAGTGTCAGTAATAGTAACACCAACATCATCAAACATATCAACTCTTTGACCATCTATGTATAACTGAGTTATCTGCATCTATCTTATATTATTTATAGTATCGAATGATTTATCAAATTCTATTGTGTATTCTACTAATTTGTCGTTTAAAGAAGTCTTGTAAGTAATGTCACTTGTCTTAACGTTTATTGGTAAAACTTGTTCTCCATCTTCTGTTATGTTAGTAACCCATACCTTTTCAGATAGCATCATCTCCTTAAACACTTTGTTATACTCTTCATCTAAAAAACCACTACTTAAAGTAACTGATTCTTTACCTATTACGTTAAAATCTCTGTTTACGTGATTACTTGTACTGTACGTACCATCATAACCTAATATATTAGACTTATAAGACTCTTTCTCAACATTCATACTCTCAACTGACTTCTTGAAGAACCATAAGTCTTGTAAAGCACCCCAACGATTAATAAAACTAACCTTTTTAGGTTCGTATTTACATTCATCTAACGTTACTACATCTACTATTTTAGTTTCTGGTAATCTTACTGAAGGATGCCAAATATCAACATCTAAAGCACTTGAACCATCTGCAACTATAACCATTCTCGAAGGATTCCCATCTCTTGCTTTAATCCCAGAAACTTTGTGCTCAACCCAATTACTTGTCAATGTTATTGTTTTGGTAAAGTAGTTTGTATAATCATCCCCTAATTCTTGAAATCTAATTTCAACATTTCCAGTTCCTTTAAGAAAAACAGATATAGTAACCTTTTCCCCATCTGTTCCTTGAATTCCAGCTGTAGATACATATCCACTATTATTAGAAGGACTTGTTACGTTATATGCTGATGCATCTCCAATAGGAGAAGTTTCACCACTCGTTACTACTGTATTAGCAGGAGTAGTACCACCAGTAAACCAACTGCTACTTGATATATCTATACTTGGTATTAATTCAGTACCTTCAGTTTCTAAAACTACTTTATCAACTAAATACAAATCATTGTTTTGTAGGAAAGAATTTAAACAAGTATTTTCTTCATACGTTCCATTATCTTCAATTACCCTTTCTTCAAAGCTATCAGTTGCATCAATGTACTCAAATACTTCTGTACTACTTGATGTAATTGCTTTTGTAAATGTTTGTGAACCTTTGTATAAATATGTAACAGATGTTGTATTGTTTCTATCTACTGGTATTCGTATATCTTCTCCATATAAAGTATAGATAATATCGTTTGATTGCATATACCCTTGAGTAGCACTTGGATTAGAACCTTCTTCAAAATAACCATAGCCATCAATACCTAAAAAAGTTGTAGTACTTGAACTTGTTGCTGTCCCTCCTGCATTTATTTGTGGATACGTAGTTAATACACAACTTACAAATACATTCAAGTTAGAATCGTTTATATTACCATTATAAGTTATATCTACATAATCTCTTACTAATTCAGAAATCTCAAATAGTACGTAATTAGAACTTGAAGTCTTATTCTTTACTATTCTATACTGTAAAGTACCATTTATTGTGATTTCTAATCTAGCTGATAAATCTGAACCAATATCTTCTGAAATATGGTATGGACTTCTTAATAATACATTTGCCATTACTTAATTGCTTTTAATGTTTTTAATTGAGCAGCTATATCCTTTCTATAACCTTCCTTTAATATTTTCTTTATCTGTTCCTTAGTTTGTTCTTGTACTGCTTGTATAAATCCACTACCCTTATATCCAAATCTTTCAGAAATACCTCTTGTTCTTATACTCCTTGCCAAAACATAACCTAAAGACTTCCAAGTACTGTCATACACTTTTCTGAACTTACCTGTAGGTTTATAACTTCCATCTACATCTTTTTGATATAACCTAAAAACAGGTCTCATACCTTTAATTTTAGCCCATTTAATTATATTTCTCTGTAGTTGTTCAAAACCTCTTTTATCAGAGCCACCTCCTGTACTTATACCTTGCGATAAGGCATTTGCATACTGTTCTCCGAATATGTATAACTCATTATCCTCAACCCTATACTTAAAAGAGCTATCTAACTTACCAGAAGCCTTGAACTTATCATTCTTAGCTTCTTGCTTTAGATTCTTTCTAATTAGCTTACCAACCTCTCTCAAGGCTAATTTTAGGTTCTCTCCTTCCATTAACAGATGCTTATGCCATTAGGAATCTCTATTGATATATCTACACTCCAACCTGCTAATTCGTTGCTAAAACGTTCTTTAAATGGTTGTGCAACAGGTTGTGTTGTTACTTGGTAATTCATCTCAAACAAATCACCTCTCATCAACTTCATTATTAAAGAGTTTATAACTTCAAACTGAGTATTCATAACGTCTTGTAAGTTATCATTACCATAAAACAGTTCGTAATCAGATTTCTTAGTATTGTAATCAACTATGTCAGCACAAAGTAACTTAATATCAAAAACAACTGTTCTTTCCTTGTAATTAGCACTATCTATTAACATATGCGATAATGGAAACATAGTTGTCTTATCTAAGTCAACATCACCTAAATCTCCGTAAGTAACAGTATTTACTGATGGGTTAGTTAATAACTCGTCTTTTATGACGTCTAATATGTCGTAAACGTGTGTCATCTCATTTTTTGTTTTAACATTCTACTTTCTAATTCTGATTTTTCTTTTATAAACTCTAAATACATTAAACATTGGTGTAAAGGGAGTTCTGTAACTTCTCCGATTCTTCTAACATCTTCTCCAGCGAGAGTAAATATTGCTTGATAGTCTCCCCATTTTTTACCGAATGCTCGTCCTGACGACCCTCCTGTTTCTTCTGCAACTCTTTGAGTGTATAAGCCATCGTATAATTCCCTAATTTTGTCGCTAAACGATAAAAAAAAACCCTTGCACCAAGTGCAGCGTCTAATGGAGCATCTCTCATTACATCAGCCATATACTCTGTACCCTTGTAATCGTGTATAAGATACTTATCTTTGCTCTTGAACTTAATTGGTCTGTAAAGAACTGCCATTGCTTTATGGTAGTTATCATTATCAAACATATATTTCTCTAAATCTATAAACTCACCATAACTCATTTTATCAAAGTTAGGTATCAAACCAAACTCAACAACAACATCATCAGTTCCCTTTAAACCAAACTTATGTACAAGTTCTGGTTTCTCATTCAGTACAGATGATAAGTGAGCTAAAGTATCGTCAAACACATTTAAACCTATCTTATCAACTTCTGATAACTTTATGTTACAGAATATCTCTAATACCTTTTTGTTTAGAAACTCAGTAGCATTCTCATCATCCTTATTCTTGTCGTAGACATTAATATACTTTTGCCATTGACTCAACTTAATCCCTCTTAAATTTGCAGGTATAGTAAACTCCATAAATAATCAATCTTATATTAAGATAACTTAATTTATTTTTTTTGTGTTAATTTTTGCTATAATGAATAATTTTAGTTATATTTGCCTAAGAAGTATTGACTATGAATATTTTAGATGAGAAGTTAAGTATTAGGTTTATGAAGTTTAAATGTTTAGATACTAATAGGATATACAGAGTAGTAGAAACTATCTCTACATTTGATTTAAAGCAACCTCATTACTTCGATAAAGTTACAGAATGTAAAGACACAGTAAAGAGAGATGATGGCATTAGAAAGGTCTTTTAAGAGGGAACAGTTAGGTGAGAGGTTTAAGAACATAGAAGGAATAATAAGTAAATACTAAAATAATAATTATGAATGAACAACAAATAACAAAAGAGTCCATTGCGTACCTAAAGTCAATACTACTATCTCAATTACTATTAGAAGCTAATGAGGAACTTGTAGCTACCAACAGGTATAAACAAAGCCTAAAACAACAACTAAACAGAACAAACAGTCTCTTAGAGCCTATCGTAAGAGAAGAGTTTGATAATATCTACAAGACAGACCCTGAGATGGCAACTAATATCTTAAACAAGATAGAATCTATTATAGATAAGATAGCATCATACCAGATAGAAGAGTTAGTAATGCTTGAATCTATTGTAGATAAATATGAGAACAATAAAGAATGGTTCTTGAAATATGCTGAATCTGATTTCCTAAGACTTGATTAATATGATTAATAAAATAATAAATAACATAAAGAATATTCCACTAACTAAATTAGTTAGAAAGAAGAAACTAACACCTATAGAAAGACTATCAAGTAGATTAGGATATATGGGAACTTCATTTATGATGATGTCTCCACACCTACTACCAGATAAAATAGGTATGATTACTTACATAATAGCAGGTATAGTATCAATACCACAAGTATTCGTAGCTAAACAATGGAACTTAGTTGCAGTAAATTTAAATGTAGCAATAGCCTACATAATATTATATTTAACAAACTAAAACAATCATTATGAACAAAAGAAAACTAATACAGAAACTACAACAACTTATAGATAGATTACCTATAAGCAATAAAAGAAAAGAAGCTAAACAAGACCTACTAAGTCTTAAACTAAACAAAAGCCAATACCACGATATAATGATATTTGATAAGTATAAGAAAAATCTATAGTAAACAACTATACTATACTATTTATTTATAATACAACATTATATAAAAACAAAAATTAATTATTTAGTTATATTAATATACAGAGTTGTAGTTCTCTTTAACCTACCAAACTTTAGTCACAATCGTAAGGCTATTGGTTCAGATACATTAAGTCTCCTTAGTAATTGCATCTATAACCTTTATAGTCTTCGTAGCACCCAATAGATATTCAAACTAACGAGCATACCAGTTATATCAGTTAACTAACAATTAACATACATTAAGACTTTAGGAGGGTGCATATCTAACCATCGAGCATATAATTATATTTTCAAAATTAGTTTACCTGTTTATAACAAAAAGATATTAGACTATAATCAGTATTGGACTAATTATTATATTTTCAAAATTGATATGTCAGTTTTAAACGAAAAGATATTTGACTTATGGTTGAATTCATCGAAGTGACATACTACACAATTTAAATCTCCATTCTACGCCATTATCTCTATCCAGGTGGTATGCTAGTATATATTTAATATTTGAGTGGCTTAAAACGTCTTAAATTGA